GTTCCGCCTAAAGATGTTGCGTTCATAATGACGGTGACATTTACAATAACGATATCGCCAATTTTTTCATAAAGGCAAGTTGCAGATTTTATTTTATCAATCTGAGTAGAGTACGGTGTAAGAGTAGCTGTGCCGAGTTCGATATTTGACGAGTCATATTTGCTGTCAAGTGAGGCTTGGGTTGTTTTTTCAAATGCCAAAACCTCGTTTGCAACCTCTGGGACACCTTCTGCAACTTTATTTGGTAAATAGATTGATTCTTTTTCGGTAATCATAATTTCGGACACTTTGAAAGCACTATTATGATAGGTACCAAACCTAAGCGTTATAAATGACGTATCATTGTTTGTGACAAATGTTCCTTTACCACGTGTTATTCTTACATTATTGGTACTGTTTCCGTTTAAAAATACAAAAGCATTGCTGTTATTGTTGTTTGTAAGCCAACAAATCCAATATTTAGTATTTGGTTTTACACTTATTTTCATTGTTTCGGGGAAAGGTGCGTACCAACCCATCGTAAAAGTGTCGTTTGATGTAGGGGTAGGGGTAATGGTAATTGATTTTTCGGCAAAGTTCAATTCATCAAGTGTGCCCCGATAAACTGGTATAGTCAAACTCTGTAACCCTTTCGCCCAAGCATCAAAATCAAAAATGTTAGAGCTGTTAACAAGGTTAGCTTTGTTTGCCAGTAAAACATCAACATCTACCTTGTCTGCTTTTTCAGCGAGCAAATTATCGGTTTCAGTCTTATCGGCTTTTGTTTGCAGAGCTTTGTAAACCGTACCGCTCGTGAGATAGCACGGGCTGTTATTTTTTGGTTCGCTGTCGAACGGCATCGAATCGAGCTTTCGGGCAATACTCTTGTCTGTTTTATCAAGCCTTGCTCCGAGTGAATTTTGACCGCCTCTTGCATTTTCAACTTCTTTTGTGATTTCCGCAATAGAGCTTGCACCCGGGAAAGCTTTACTGTCATCGTTGATTACGCTTTTTCCTACACGCAAACAAACGGTTTCAGCAGTTATAATTTCATTGCCTTCTGTAAGCACAATGTCCATTTTACAAATGCCTGATAATGCGAGCATTGTGTCTGTAAGCGTAACTGTGACTACATTATTTTCGGTGTCAACGACAGCGGCTACGCTGTCCGCAACGATTACATTGTCAACCGTAGCATTGACTTTTGCTGACATCGTAGAGGCAAGGTCAACAGTTTCACCGTTGACGGTAAACGCAAAATCAATAATGCGTGAGCCTTTATCGCCCTGTCTGACTTCTAAGATTTCGTAATTCTTACAGCTGTTGATTTCGAGTGTCATTTTGGTATGGTTAATATTCAATGTTTTCACCTCATTTAACTATATAATCAGATAACTTTGACTTCGCTGTGCCAAGTTCGAGACTGTTCCAACGTTCAAGCACGAAATCATAGTCTGTTTTAATTATTTTGGCTTGTAAGCTATCGTTTTCAGTATCAACATACACCGTGTCGCATAAATGCAGTCCAAGCATTTCATTAAGTGTAGGCGGATAGTCAACTTTTACATTAAGCGTAGGCGCTCCGTTTGTGTTTACGAGTTGTCCTCTTAAAACCTGTGCCTGAATATTTAGCTTTTGGATTAAGAAGTCCTTGTTCTCACCTGTGTGGGCGTTGAAATCCCAGTAACCTGTTTCATCGCCGATGTAGACCGAACCGCCGTCCGAAACATCAACCGTTTTCACCTTAATAAGCTTAGATTTATGGGTTTTGAGTTCTTGCGGTTGAGAGCAGAGGACGAAGTTCTTGTCGCTATATGTATCATGGCAAGTGGCATATGCCGCCACGTGCGAGCAAATATCGTCCGAATCAAGCGTTTGCGTTAAACTGCTCAGATTTTTCCCCCACTTTAAATGGTATTTAGTAGTTGTTCCACGGCTTTTTAAAAGAGACACATTGAAATTGTTATATTTATACTCGCCTCCGAAAACATCAACAAGTGAGCCGTCAGCTCCGCCCATAAAATCTCCGAGAGTACACGGAGTAACAAAACCGAGTGTCATAGAGGATTTTGTGGTGATATCAGATGTAAATTTAAAGTAGTGCGCCCACAAGGTCATTTGCGTTTGCAAGCCCTCCTCATGTCCCGTGCAAAGGCGATACCACCATTCCGCAGGTGTGCACATTATGTCTGTCTGATTTTGTACTTCAACCAAAAAATTGTTATACAAATTATGCTTGATATGCTTTGCTTTGATTACAACGGATTTTTTATCTTTGTACTGCAAATTATAGATTTCAAAAAATTGCGGTTCGTCTGTCGGATTTGGTTTTGCTTTGACAAAGAGTTGTGTATCAAGCAAATCGGCGCAGTCATCTGTCACCAAAAGCTCAATTTCAAGCAAATAGTTGCCGTTGCGTTCTTCGGTAACTTTTCCGCTTATAATCTCGGTCATCATACCGATTTTAAACATTGCATTTTGATTCAAAATATGGGTTGTGTTTTTCAATTCGTATAGCAAGGGATAAAACATTTACAAACACCTCCAATTCGGGGTAATGCTAACCTCGGCATTGCTAACAGCTGTAACCGTAACCTGATTGTTTCCGACAAAAAATTCGGGTGGTAATGCATCGTTGATGAATTTCGATGTACCGTCAGACTTATACGCTCTATTCTGCATCGATTCGCCGTCGAGTAGAGCGTAGTCATATCCCGCAACGCAAGACAATGTATATTTTGTTCCGTTAATAGTTAAATTAGCCTTAGCGTTACTGCCACTGCTTGTATTTGTATTGGTAATCTTGACAGTTGGTAAACTTGCGTATTTTTCGGGATTACGCAAATTCACCGCCTTATTAACCTCTAATTCAATAGGTTTAGCACCAATCTCTGAGTACCACCAAGGAACACGATTGAATTTGATTTTGGTTGTAAGCAACGAGGGCAACTCTCGTACAATGCTATCAATATTTGATATGTAAGCCTTAGTAAAATAACCGGGATTATAAGTGTCTTTGTACTTCTGATATCCCCGATTTAAGGTCAGCCATTCAGTAACAGCCTTAGCAAGATGATGTGCGGACATCTCAGACAAATACGGCAGAAAACAAATTTCTCTTTCAAACTCCACATTCTGCCACCTGCCATTATCGAGGAGAATGTCGCCGTCCTTGTATGGGATTTCAATTGCTGAAATATCCCTTTTGGAAATTTCGTGCTGTGGAGCTTGTACGAATCTGCCACAAAAATAAGACAGCCATTTGTCTGCAAAATAAAAGTTATGCATATGCTCTCTGCCTCCTTGTTATTTCATCGGCAAGCCTGTTGCTGATATCATCAACCAAGCTGTCAATATCCATGTCGTTATTAATTGCAACAGAGGGAATATTAATACTGATGTTGTTGATGATATTAGTGGAATCGTTTTCAAAGACTGAGCCTCTGCCTTCACGCTTTGACTGACGATACTCCTCAGCCTCTTGGGCTGTGAGAACTGCCTCGCCGGCATCAAGATATGCGGCGAACTTATCATGTGGGACATAATCAATACCGGCACGAAAACGAGGCAAGGTTACCTCAGGTATCGGGTCAATCTCCCAACCAATCATTGATGTTGCCCAGTTTACGCCCTCCAACAATTTATTAATAATCCAAATAATGCCGTTGATTACATTCTCAACGAATGCAGGTATAAGGTTAAATACATTCTTGAAAATGTTAACAACACCGTTCCACGCTTGTTCCCAATTGCCTGAGAACACACCTTTTACGAAATCTACAATTCCGTTGAAAATCCCCGAAAGCGGTTCAAGAATTTTTTTGACTCCTTTAATTGCACCGCCTAAAACCTCCGAAAAGATTTGCGCCAACCATTCAATCACCGGAACAAGTGCAGGAATAAGTGTTTCAAGCATTTCACCGAGTAGGTCAAGAACCGGGCGAAGAGCGTCAAAAACCAGCGATATAACAGGCGATAGCTGTTCAAAAACAGGCTGTAAAGTGCCGACAATTGTATCGCACAACTCACTGATAATCGGGATAAGAGGTGTAAGCAAATCATTCAAAAATGTAGCTAAATCCTCTATAATCGGAGTAAGTGCCACCAACAATCCATTGAGCAATACGCCGGCAAGCTGAACGAACACCTCGATAACGGGCATTAAGAGTTCTACAAGCGTACTTAATAACGGCATTATAGCCTGAATTATCTGCATGAAATACGGTAACAAGTTCTGTATAATCTGCAGTAAAGGCGGAAATAATTGCTCCACAATCTGTACGATGATAGGGGCTAACTGCTCCATAAGCTGAGCTATAAACGGCAGCAATTCCTCAATCAACGGCATAATCTGTTCAAGCATTGACACGATTATCGGTGCTACCTCTTCGCAAATGTTGATTAAAACAGGGGCAAGGTTGTTTGCCACACTCTCAATCAATGGTGAGAGCTGTTCGAGGAGTTTACCGCCAAGACCGATAAGAGAGTTAAGGACAGGCTCGGCGACAGCACCAATCTGAGCCATAGTGTCAGACAACTGCTGATGAGCTCTGTTAGATTCCATTACATCGCCATTTGTTTTCTTGTATTGAGCCGACGCATCAGAATATAGCGATGTGAGGGTGGATGTGATTAACTGCTGTCTTTCTTGTTCTGATGAGCATTTTGCAAGTTTTTCGTTGAACTCATCTTCTGACACGCCCATCCAGTTAAGAGCATCGGCAAGCGGACCTGTTACCTGTCCAACTTTTGCGGTTTCGTTTGCCGCCTCTGTCAAACCCTCAATAGGCAAGGAATCACCGAATTGACCGTAAACACCTGTGCAAATCTCTGTCCAACTTTGCAGGTCTTTTGTGGAATCGCAAAGCAATGATAAATGATTAGCCGCCTCAGTTGCTTGTCCGCTGTCGCCAACCACAGCATAGAGGTCGGAATATGTTTGCTTTGCGTCTGCCGCTGTAAATTTGTTTGTGGTGAAAGCTGTGTCGAGTTTACCCATTTCGGTGCGGTATTCTCTGGTATTTTCGGCAACTGACGATAATGCTCCGACACCTGCCGCCGCACCTCCGACCATTGCCGCTCCCCATTTGCCTGCGGTTTTGATACCGTTACCTAAGGTTGCGGCAACACCTTTACCTTTTTTCTCGGTTTCGGCGATTGATTTGTTTGCTTCATCATTGTTGACGAAAATAGAGCCAAACAGCTTAAATATTTCAACAGCCATTAGCTACACCTCCTCCCATTTGTAGTTATCAAGATAGTTTTCAACTTTTCTTTCGATTTCCTCTGTATTGACACTCTCAACGCTTTCAGACCGTGTCGAGCCTGTTGCCTTGTTTACAAAATCCATGTACGACAAGCCTGTGAAATTTCCTACAACAGTCAAAATATAGGCTTTGTAAAGCAATTCGTCATTACGGTCATTTATAGCGTTTTTGATAATTTTGACAGCATCTGAAAAAGACAGCTCATGCAGTACGGCAGTATTACCGCAACAATACTGCACGAGCATTCCATATGTTCTTACTTCAAGGCTGAGAGCGAGGTAAAAAAACTCTTAATATCATTCTCCCTGATGATTGCCTTTACATTGTCAAGAACCTCGGGGATACTTAATTTACTTACATCATCTGCCGTAATGTCGCCTCTGATATCGGCCAGCAATGAATAGAATTCCTGTTCTGTTTCTTTGGTTGCCAAAGAAGTTAACAGAGTAATCACAAATTCAAGACCGACCGCTTCGGTGTTGACTGTTTCATCTTTGCTGTTATTTTTAATAGCGATACGATTTGCAAAGTCTGCAATTTCCTCTTTGATGTCTGCTTTTTTGATAATGCGAGCAAGAGTGAATGCGTCTTTAATGCTTAATTTTCTCATAATTATGCCTCCGATGTTTCCGTTGTTTCCGTTTTTTCTGTCGGTCTGAAAATTTTAAACGGTGGTTTGATTTCGTCCTCCGAATCATAAACCTCAGGTGAAAGGTTACCATAGAACTGAGCTTCTACCTTACCGTTGTCTTTGTCGGCAATTGCAAGTGTAAGACCGTTTTCATTAAAGCCGTTAAACACCTGAATAATACACGGCTTATCCTCTCCGAGGAGACAGCCTACCCAAGTGATGTTCTGAATGTAGTCACTGTCAAGAATAACATCTCTACCTGTGATTACATCGTAGCCTACGACCTTTTCGTCTGTACCTTTGTCGGCAATTCCAAGACCATAAATGAAATTTTGTGTGGTCATCTCGGCAAGGGTTGCCTTGATGTAAACCTCCCAACCGTCAACTACCGTATCGCCTTTAGTTCTTGTTTTTACGCCGTCAAATTCAAGCCGTCTGAGTGTCGGCTTTGCCGAAAATTCACCGCCTTTGATTGTTACACCAAGGCACTTGCCTGCCTTTTTTGCACTTGCGTATGTGTCTGTAGCAGGGTCGTAATTCACAAAGAACGCACCTGCATCAAGGAGCATTCTGTCGGCGGTTTTCGCCGAATAGCCGCTATATGGCTTAATTTTTCGTGGCTTAACTGTTGCCATTTTAATCATCCTTTCTGTTGTATTTCCTCATTTCGAGAGTGAACATCACTCTCTTTATTGATTTGTCTGATTCGGCAATATACTGCCGGTCAAAATTGTTGTAGAATTTGTAAAAAACATCATCAACCAAGTATGTAGCCTTTGCTATGTTGTCGTAGATTCTATCCACAACATCATCAATGTCCGCCGTAGTCTGCCTATCATAAACATTAATGGTCACAACAAACTTGTCATACGGCTCATCCGTGTAGAGCTGTTTAACCTCATATACAAGGCGAGGAAATCCGCTTTCTGCCTGTAAAAAATAAGAGGGTGCATACTCAGCGAATAAGTTTTTCAAAAATTTCTTGATATTATTCACCGCTGTATTCCCCCTCGTTCAATTTGCGTTCTGCCTCTTCTGTACCTACGGCACTGAGGTATTGCTGTTCAATCTTTATAATGTCTTTGATGTTGCTTTCGGCAGCGTCGCTCAATGCTCCGATTTTTGGAGCTTTGCTTGTACCGATTTCTTGATACAAGCCGTAAAATCCGCCTGGCTTAAATCCTACCTGCAAATCAGGAATTTTTTGCTTTGAGCGTACCCAATACTGTGTGTTTTTCGCTAAGCGTCCCGTCCTGCGTTTTATTTTTTGTCGTGACCGTTTACATACCAACTTGCCAACATCACGCAGAGCGGCTCTTTCAAGCTCTTTGAGCGTATATTGAATACGGTCAACATTACTGATTATCTCAACGCCGTTTTGTGTGATTTTAACTGCTTTAGGCAAGGACATTGTTCTCACCTACCACATCCGTTAAATACAGTTCTGTACGCTCTGTTCCTTTGATTTGATATGCACGATAGATTTTGAACTTTCTATTGTCAAGGTAGCAAAATTCTTCGTTCTGATACTCAAAGGAATTAACTTCAAGCATACATTCGGGTTTTAATCCATTAGCTTGCGCCTGAAAGAACTCGGATTGTCTGACATATTGCCGCTGAGCATAGACCTTGCGGAGCTTTTCGGACTGAACGATTTCACCGATATCGTTTGTTGTTTCGTTATAGCCCGAAACAAGCAAAATCAAAGTATCTGCATTCATTCTGTTTGCGCTCCTCTCGCCGCCATTGCATCACGCAATTCTTCGTAATGCCGTGCCCATTCGCTATCAGCTGTCACCGAAAAATAAGCACGGCAATAGAATTTGATTGCCTGCATAACAAGTGCAGTTGAGTTTTTGTCGTTGACATCAACTCCTGCACCTGCCATGTCACTTTTGGCAGAATCAATGAGGGCAGATATTTCATCATCAAACAGCACCGTATTGATACGGAGCGAAACCTTTACGGCTTCAATTTCATTTGATACTGCCATAATTCAAACCTCTTTTAAGCGCTCTTTTTTACGAGCTTAACAAGGCTGTGAGTATCCACGACCTTACCGTCTGCAAGCATTACGGCTTTAAGGACTGTGTTATCGGTGTCGTCCTCTTCGTACTTCTTGACACTTAAACCCATTACCTCGTTGAAGATGTAATCGTTAAGATTGAACATCATCGCAAAGGTTGTGTCGGCTGAAACCGTGTCAGCGTACGAATCCATATAGCCGTCTGTTGGGATAACAGCACGACCGAAAAGTGAGAGTGACGGCTTGCCGTTAAGTCCTTCGGACATACGAGCGACAGGCTGACCGTTGCTGTCTGTGATGCCCATGAACGCAAAGAATGACTTCTTTGTCATCAGCCATACAGCGTCATCGTATGCAGCAGGAAGAGCCGCCTCAGCAGAGCAAAGTGTTGAATATGTAAGCTTGCCGGTTTTTGCAATTTCAATTGTCTGGCCTTCAGGGGGAGTGCAAGAAAGAATGCCGGTTGGCGAACCTGAACCCGAACCCTTAACGATTGCCATTTCACAAGCCTTAACAACTGCGTTCTTAATCTGGTCGATAAACTGTGATTCAAAAGTGTCAAGCGCCGTTTTGGTCATAAAGAGCGAGAACGCAACCTTGCATTCAAGCTTATAGCCGGCAAAGACAACCTTGTCAGTAGTTACCTGCTGCTGGTCTGAACCCTTTTCCTCATCAACCCAGCTTGCTGTCGGGCGGATGTTCTGTGTAGGGATAAGGAGCGCTGTCGGATAAGCCGTCTTGAACACTCTTGCGTAAATTTCGCCGATTTTTTCAAGTTCAACGATTAAACGCTGATACATTGTGGTCGGCACAATAGCCGCCGCAGTGCTTGATGTGGTCTGTGATGCCACATTCATAAACTTCTGTGGCACGGGTACACCGTTCTGAATATAGTTAGCGAATGCTTTTCTGTATTCAAGTGTTGCGTACATATCTGTTACCTGTTCACCCTCATCTGTAAGGTCGATGTTTGTCTTGTGATTTTCAAATGGCGCAGGCATTTTAATTCCCTCCTTTGCATTTTTATTTGCCATATTCACGGCAGAATTTTCAAACTCACTGTCAAGTTTATCAATCTGCTGTGTTACCTCTCTCGCCTCAGCGAGTTTGTTCTCTGCGATAAGCTGTTTAGCCTTATCATAGAGTGCATTTCTTTTGTCAAGATATTCCTGTCTGTTCATTCTGATTCAACATCCTTTCGTTTGAGTAATTCAAGCTTTGCTGTAAGCTGTGTTTTTTCACTTCTCATCTGTTTGATAATTGTGTCAGGGATAAGACCGTTAAGGCTTGCCGCAAGTTTAACTTCCACGGGCTTATTAGCGGCATATTCGGTAATTTTGTCGATAAAACCTTTTTCAACCGCCTCATCGGCAGTAAGCCAAGTTTCGTTATCCATAAGTTCGATAAGTTCGTCTTCACTCATACCGGTTTTTAGTCTGTACGCTGTTGCAACGGCTTTACTTGCTTTGAGCAACACACCCGATTCGTGCGCCATGTCATTGTAATCGCCTGCGGCATAGCTTGAAACATTATGAATCATAAGCATACCTGTTGGCACAATTTCAGATGTGCACGCACAAGCGATGTATGAAGCGGCAGAGGCGGCAAAAATGACCTTGATTGTAGCCTTGCTTTCGGCGAGCATATCGTAAATTTCGGAGGCGGCAAAGATATCACCACCTGATGAATTGATAACAACCTGTACGCCCTCATCATTCGCCACTTCGTCAAGCTGTGAGCGAATGTCGGCTGGGCAACAGGAGGCTACTCCAAACCAGTCGTAAATCCACTTATCATCATTCGTAATGATAGGGCCCTTAATGTCAATTGTTTTCGGCATCATTTTCACCTCCTTCGTCAACTGCAACTGTATCTAATCTTCTGAGCGGAGTATCACCGCCCGGAACAGGAGCAAGACCAAGTGATTCTCGCCATTCATTCGGAAGCATTGCACCACGGTCAACCATTCCAGCAAAATTTAGCTTAGTTTTAAGACTTGCAGATTGTAGATTGAACGAACCTACTGCGATGTAATTTCCACAACTACGCTGACGGCGAGTGAATAGTTTCCGCGTCAGCTCGTTTTTAAGCTGAATAATTTTAGGTGAAATCACCGCCTCAAAGTAGGCGTTTTCTTCATCTTCGTTCGCTGTTGATGTGATAATTTTCACATTAGTATTAAAAAGCTCAAGGATTCTGTTTTTTGTTCTATCCATTTGCAAAGCATTGGGGACATAGTCGTTCGGGGTTATCTGATTTGCGTCAACCTTTGCGTCGACTGCCGCAACGCCCACGGAACTGTTGCTTATGTTAAGGTAGTTATCAGCAAAAGCTTTTGCGTTCTTCTTCAAATCCTCAGGACGCAACGATGAGGTATATTTCAGCAACCATTTAATGACACTTGAATTTCTGATAGCGCTGATGATGCCGCTGTCGGTTGTTTCAACAATTTCGAGCAAAGGAGCAAGAGCCTTAAATTTGCCACTTCCAAATATATCGTTCTCTGCGAAGTCATCACGCAAGTGAATGACATCTTCGGAGGCAAAGCGGTAAGTCTTGCCGTTTGCAAGGATAAATTCATACACAAGGTTGCCATTAGTGTCGTACAAATCCGTAGCTGATTTAGCCGGTATAAAATACAATTCCGTAGGCAAGCCGTTTGTGTCTCTAATGATGAGCCAAAAAGCATTACCCGATAACGATAGCTGTGTGCTTGTCCTATACAAAAGCATATCCATTGTTGTGTACGGGTTAGGTTCTTCAAGCAAGAACTTGACGTAAGGCTCGGGATTGATTAAGAGGTCTTTCCTGCCGTCAACGATTGTTTCTCTTATGTGTTTAATGGACAACTTCGAGAATCTGAGAGCCTGTGCATTAACGCAAGCTCGGACGGTGTCGGAATCATATGCTCTGTTGCCCCACAAAAAGAAATTTGAATTATTCTGTGTGACAAGTTCAACCCTTGAAAAATTCTTTGTTTTTCTGACATTGCGAACAGAATTTAAAAAGTTCTTAAATTTTCCCATTCTCTCACCTCCTAAACAATGCTCAAATATTCATCTTCGTACTCAAAAAATATCGTGTAAGCGTCAAGCAATGCCGCAGTACCGTCAATTCGTCTTGTTGACTTTGAGGTCTTAATCGGCTGTATATTACCGTTTCTGTCCTCATCTATTGCAGTATTTGCAAGACACCATTTATCTATTGGGTTGTTGTTGTAGATTATTCTTTTCTTGACAAGGTCGGCTTTGAGAGCTTTCATCGGAGCAGACAGCGTTTTCTTACCCTGATGTACAGCTTCCATAACGGTAGGACCGAAAGCGTCAATCATCTGATTAACCCACATCTGAGCTGACCAAGCGTCATAGCCCTCTTTCCATAAGTAAATATCGTATTCGTCTTGCAGTTCTTGATACCACTCCGTAACAACACTTGCGTCAATTTTGTTTCCGGGGCAGGTACGCATAAAGCCTTGTTCTATCCACTTGTCATACGGGATCTTATCCTCGGTTACTTTTTTCTCCATAAGGTCTGCCGGTATCCAGTACATAGACAACACATAAATATTTTCATTGTCAGGCACTCGGAACAACATCTTGGCCGCCGTAAGGTCGGTTGTGCTTGATAAGTCTGCGCCGCCTATCCCGTAGGTTGGGCGGAGTTCCTTAACATCAAATTTTGTTTCGTTGTTAAGCTCATCGAAATTGAGCCACGATTCAGTTGATGTTTCGGCTATGTTAAATTCTTTGCATACAAGGTTTCGCACAAGCGACGGATTTGCTTGCGCTTTCTTAACTTTGCTTGCAAGAGCATTTCGATTTTTAATCGTGCCAAGTCCGGGGTTTGCCTTTTCCCAGCAATCGGGTTTTTCCCACTCTTCACGCTTGTCGAGTTCGTAAATAATGTAAAGGCTGTGTTCGTCCTTATAGCCTACATCGTCAAACAAACCATTTGTGGTGCGAACAGCATCGTCATAGATTTCGTCGTAGATATCCTCTCTGATTTTTCCGGCTGTTGTTGTAACAAGAATAAGCGGTTGGTCTCGCCCGATCGTACCGTCTGCCATAATGTCATAGAGTTGTCTGCCGTTTTTCCATTGATGAAGTTCGTCCATAAGGCAACAATGCACATTCAGACCGTCAAGCGTGTCCGAATCAGAGGCAAGCGGCTTAAATACTCCGCAGTTGTAATCCTCCGAACTCAACTCATTTAACAACGGTTTAATTCGCTTTAGCAAAGTTTCGCTTTTGCGAACCATTCGTTTTGCTTCCTGCCAAATGATTTTAGCTTGGTCACGCTTTGTAGCAACTGCATACACTTCGGGACCAGGTTCACCGTCACCGATAAGCATATACAAGCCAACCGCAGAGGCGAGCAAAGACTTGCCGTTTTTCTTCCCAATAATCAACACAGATAAGTTATATTGTCTTATACCGTCATCGTCCACAAAACCGAAAGTCGCCGCAAGCCACGCTTTTTCCCACAGCTCAAGCTTTACGAGCTGACCGCCCATCTTACCTTTACTGTGTCGGCAGTAGTTTTCAACAAATTCAATAATGTGATTTCCTCGCTTAGCTTCGTAATGATAGCCGTCTGTCGGATTAATCACCTTATTACTTAAATACTTGTACCATTTGCGTATCTTATCGCAAACAGTAACCTTGCCGTTCTTTATCTGCTCGTAATATTCAAGTATCGGATTATAACTTAATGGATAGCGTTTCAAAGCTTGTCACGCCCTTCAACGAAATCGTCAAAGCCGTCTGTTGTTGCAATCTTTGCCTCGGCCACTTTCGGGAGCATATCGTTGAGCTGTTTAATGTATTTGAGATAGTTGCCGAGCATTGTATTATACAAATCCGCCTCAGGCCTTTTGCGCGAGTACGGCTCTTGTGTTTCAGACTGTGAAAATAATTCAGTTAAGCCATAGATCGCAATATCCTGTTGCAGTTCTTTCAGTCTGATTCGAGTGAACGCCGCATTTTCAATTAGGCCAACAGCTAAGTCTTTTTTCTTAACTTCTATGTCCTTGTAGATTTCCGTTAATCGTTTTATCTCTCGCTTAATCGCTCTTTGTTCCTTCTGTTCGTCAGTCATTTCAAGTCACCGTCCTTTCGCACAAGTTTTTTTAGGGGGAGGGGGGCTATATGTAAGGTACGCAAAAAATCTAACTGCCCCCCTCGGTCCTACGGTTACCGGTTTCCGATTTTTCAACGGGGGGGATAATCGGTCGGAGCATTCCGCTTTCGTCGAAAAAATATTTTTTCGGTTCGCAACCTATCCCGTGTCCCGGTAAATTATCGTGACATTTTTTACACACAAATAATAAATTGTCGTAATTGAGAGTAACATCAGGATTGTTTATGTTGCTCTCATTAATCATGATCTTATGGTGCACGATAAAACCGTGTCGCTCTTTACACAGCTGACACAATCCGCCGTCAACAAGCATTCGCTCTGCGATAAAGCTCTGTCGGCAATCCTGCCAACGCTTTGATTTGTAGAAACTCTTAGCAAACGCTTTAGCCATACCGTACACCACCAAATAAAAAATGGACTTACAGCACAGATAGTCCGTCTGCATTATAAGTCCATTGTATATTTTTTCTCGTTGCATTATTGGTGCAATTTAATTATTGTTTGTTATCTTTCGTCTGTTTTAGCTAGCCCCAATAAATAATCAGTTGTAACATTCAGAGCAATTGACAACCTTCGTATATTGTTCGTCGTCGGCGCTATTTCGGCAGTTAGGTATCTACAAATCTGACTGCGTTGAACTCCCGATTTCCTCGCTAACTTTGTCGGGCCGATATCTCTCAGCTTCATAGCCTTTTCAAGTTGCGTTGAAAAATCAACATCAGCCCTGTGTATTTTGTCCACTAATTCGTTGCCCCCCTTTAAAATCTTTAGCTTTATACACTTTACAAAATCTTCCTTTTGAATCAAATGTGGTTTTGTTTTTCGCAAGGCAGTAATAAGATGGTAAAGCTTGAAAAAATTTATTATTTTTTTCGTAATACACGCAGGTCGCACAACGCTTGTGCTTTTGTCTGTATTCATCAGGTGTCATTACTGTCCGCCTCACTTTCAAGCCAATGCTTTGTGCAGTCAATACAGCTGCCATTGAATCGCTTTTCCATAGGACAGCCGACATATGGAGTGCCGTACGGGCAGTCGAAAAAACTCATACAACTCCGAGCCATTTCGTCAATTGACATCTGTTTGATTTTTTCAAAGTTTGTCATTCTTAACTTTTCATTGCAGCTGATTTTCTGGATATGCGACACTCTAAATACAGTATTTTTAACTACTTCATTATTCTCATCAATACAAAAATAAAAATTTAACGGCACTGATAAATTAGGATTGTCCGCAAAAGCTTTTTCGCCAGTTTGGTGTAATATGCCTGCGTATATCGCTCCATCATACAGAGTAATTGTTACATCCTTACCTAAATACTTTTCAAATTCAGTTCTTGTCATTATTTTCACTCCTTATCCATTTTTGCTCCGCAGTAAGGGCAATATGGATACAAATCAATACCCTCGCTAAAAACGCCCGCATAAAGAGCAATAAAATTACCACACTCAGAACATAAATAAATTGCATAACCGACATCCCCGCTGTCGTATTCCCACTTTCCGTGCCTGATTTCTTCCATTTCACACACCGTAGCATGATTGGGTTTACTACCGTCAACTTCGATAATATGCTTAACTGTTTCGGCATTTCGTTTTGAATTAAAGTATATCGTGTTTACACTACCGTCTGCGAACGGTATATCCAAAGCATAGTCACCGCAAAAATCACGGATTTTTAATTCTTTTTCAATCATCGCTCTTCACCAATCCTCTCCGTCAAAACTTAATTGCCCCGGTAAAACACCATCCTGCATCCACCAGTGATAAACCTCAAGTCCATTAGCGTGTTGTGTAGCTTTGCCTCTTTGCTTTCTCACTTCAAGCATCTTGTCGAATGCTCTTATATACAAATTTCGGTACTTGGGATATCGTGCAAATTCCGCAAATCTCTTCTTACTTACCATTGGACAGCCAATGCATCCAACACGGTCAAATCCACAACTGTATAACGGATTAAGATTAATGTGTTCTTGGTTGATGTACTCCCTAACATCACTATCCGACCAATCACAAATAGGGTTGAAGATTATCTTCCCTTGTAACTGACAATGCTCAACTATCTGCCTCTTATCGTCATTGTCATTGTTAAGGACAATTCTATTTGACAGATTAGAAGAATAAGTTTCGATTATTCCCTTCGACCGTCTTTTCGTGCTTTCGGCTCTTCGCACTCCTGTGGCAATAGCACGATTCTTACCGCCTGTTTCTTTCAGAATTGCACAACAATATCTTACTAACCTTGTGGGTGGAATACCTTTTTGCACTATCAGTGACCACATAGATGTCGGCTTACCCTTGTATCTTGGCATATCAATGTTGCATTTTATGCCTTTAGATTCCAACTCATTAAATTTATTGCGTATGTGGTAAACTGTTTCGGGAGCATCAGCCGTTGTGTGACTATGTTGAGCTTCAAAGTCTATACCCGATTTAATCGCTAAATCTAAAATAATGTCGCTATCTTTGCCACCTGAGTAACAAAGCATAAGCGGTTTATCATAGTAGCGTTTACTTATTTCTGCGCCGTCACGAAGTCGCATTATAGCAACCTTTTCTAAGTCCATTACTCTTCACCGTCCTCAATAGGCTGATTCCAGCATTTTACGCAGTTACCGTTTTTTCTGCAATCATTCAGACTCATCAGTCCTAAGTTGTACGGACATGCACCTTTAGGTATTCCGTCTATTCTAAGCTGAGCGTTCGGATAGTTCTTCAAGAACTCCGTAAGAAATGTCTTTTGCGGATACGCATTGCTCCACCTCTGAACAACTTCGATTGCTTGTTCAGGGTAAGATGATTCAAAATCCGAACACGTAACACCTATGCCGTTATTCCTCATGCCCATAGGGCAATCTGTACATCTAAGTTTGCACACTCCGCTCGCCTGTCTACCCATTCTTTTCTTTTCGCTGAAGTAGTTTGTAGTTTTCGTACAATCAATCATTTTCTTCGTCTCCTTCAAAATTAACAACTTTTCCGTTGTCTGTGTAGTCCCGCTTCTCAAATTCAAGTTTCAGCTTGTCGATAACCACACGGTCGATATGCTCCCAAAACACTTCGTCAGTGTCAGAGTGTTCAATTATTTCGGTCATAGACTTTAGTGCCTTTGCGCATCTATCACGGCCAAAGCCGAAATCCTTATACAAAGCAAATACAATCGTCTTAAAAATTCGCCTTGTGGCGTCCGCAATTTCCTTGTCCTTGACTTTCTGATATTCTCTATCTGCAAGGCGGTTAATCTCCGCCATAGTCTCTCTTTTCAGCTTAACGGGTATTCTCGCTTTCAATGCTTTCTCTCCTTTCAAATTCACAGACAAAGCCTGTGCTTACGGGCTTGCAAAACCTACAGTGCTTACAGCAGTAAACGCAGATGTACAAACCTTTTTCAGAGTACGGGCATTTCCGTATGCTACACGGATGATATTCGTGTTTACACTTTCGACAAACCTGCAATTTCATAATCAATCACCCAATTGCAGATATTTTTCAATTGTCTGCTTTGCTGATGTACTGCCATAACATACCTTTACGGCGTATCCGCACCGTGAAAGATTCTGCAACCATTTATCCTGATGTTCAGAAGTCTTATTGTTGCCGACTTTAAGCTCAATATATAAGCCGTGATATTTACCTTTTGGCACAGCAAGGCATAAATCCGGAACACCTGCCCTAACTCCTTGCCTTTTAAGATGTGCGGCTTCGGCTTTATCTCTTCTGCCACCATTTGGAACAGCGTACAGCATTGAAAGTTCAGGATGTATTTTCATTTGCACACATTTATCCGCCCATTTAATGAGTTTACATTGCTCCTGTGCTTCAGACATCATTTTCATTTCCTCTCGTAAAACGGTAATTCTTATTTTTATCGGCTTTAATAAAAATTTTCGGATTAGCCATTTCTGAAATTCTACTGCCTAAAGCCTCATCAATCTGCGAAATCTGTTCAAGTGATAATTCAGATGTTATGATAGTCGGCAATCCTTCATTGTATCTGTAATTGATAATCTTAAATGTAGCATTGACATCAGCTGTTGAGACAAAATCGCCCCTGCGAGTTTTAAAGAAATCATCAATGTAAAGAATTTCCGCTTGCTTATATGAATTTATGAGAGCTTCATACACCTCTAAATTACTCGATGCCTGCTTGATTTTGGTAATATCATCCTGCCAAAGCATATATTTAGGTGCTTTGCCTTTTTTGAGTAATGCTCCGACAATAGCCGTACATATATGTGTCTTTCCACAACCGGGCTGACCGCCGAAGAAGAACCAATCAGAGCATTTGTCAATGTACTCATATGCTTTATCTTTCACATATTTCTGCCAATCTGAGGTTGTCTTGTAACTTTCAAAAGTATATCGTTTAAGAAGTTTTTGAAGACCGCTGTTCTGCATTCTGTGAAGTTCATCTCGAATTTTCATACAATCACATTTGCAAGCAACCACATCATATGTAACCTGCCCGAAAGGCGTTTCGCCTGCCTTTACACGGTAAATATAGCCTCGGTTCATACATTTCTCGCACTCATAGCCAATGAGCTTACCGGGTGTTGAGTTAAACACTTTTGCTTCTTGTTCGGCTCTTTCTCTCGGAGTGAGTTCTTTAGAAGACTTTCTCGCCCGTTGGATAATTTCCTCCGCTCGCTGTGGTGACATTATTCTTGACATTATCGCTTGGATTGAATCCATATCCTACACCTCCTCTGTCTTGGACCTTATTAAGCCATTTAGTAATGAACCCTTTAATGCCGGTTCTTGTTTTTCTCCTGCTCGGATTAGCTTCGAGCCACCCCAACATCGAACGCAATTGTTGTTCTACATCAACAGCAGGATACAAAATTTTGTAGTGCTGAACATCAGATTTTGAAACTGAATAATTACTCTTATCGTTCAAGGGTAATGTAATAAAAATATTTTCACCGGCGGTGTCGGCTGCATTTGCAGACGGCATCGCATAATAATTATTTCTATTTACTTTACTTTCCTTTACTTTACTTTTCTTTGTGTCATTCTCGGAGAGATTATGCTCATTCTCGGAGAGATTATGCTCATTTTCAGGTATAACTATATAAGCCTTTGTTTCTTCCGTTTTCAAAAGCCAATATAATCTATTTATTGTGCGACCTCGCACGGAGCGTTTTTCGATAGCGTACATATATCGTTCTTGCATCATTTTGTTGGTCAGTATGCTCTCCCTATCAAACAGCCCGTTATCAAACAGCCCAATTCGCAAGCAAAGCTTAACTACCTGATTTACTGTATCTGATTTAATTCCACCGCTCATTCGTTTCGCTATCGTGGCAGCACTGGTTTCTTCTCGCCACTCATAATAGTAACCATTTGTTGCATAAGCTTTGGTACAAATCCAAAAAAATACTCCAAAGCCGTCCCAACCCTGTGCATCAATAAGCACATCAAATCTCTCATCATCATCGAACAAGTGAACATCCCAAGCCGCAAAGTCAAGCCCTCGCTTTGGTTGTCCAGCCATTCACTGTATCACCTCTTTCTTTTTGTATTAAGTTTCAGCTTTGTACAAAGATATTCATCAAGCTCTATACCGTAGATTTTGTACTTATCAAACAGCTCTTTTTCGTGCCGATGTGCTTCATCGTGGTGCTTTCTGCAAAGGCATATAGCTTTTAATCCTATATGTACAATCTGTTCCCTATCTCGCCCCATACCAATTCTGTCAACATGATGAACTTCACCTGGTGCATTGCATATTGCACACTTACGATTTTCAAGACAACTGTACAAGTATCTGCCTATATCATCTGTAACATTAAGCAGAGTATCTCTTGTTCCGATATTTTGGTAGAAACAAAAATCTATCAGATAGCTTATGAAATCTCTTGCTACGCTTTTTTCGCAATCAGACAGCGAAAAGTATTCAATGCCAAATTCACCGCAAAAATTAAACTTGAAATATTCTTTAATCCATTCGGGATTATCTCCGCACCAAAATGCTATATCTCTGATGATTGCGTATATTTTTCTTCGCTGTTCGGCAGAAATCGTGCGTCCGTCAACAATTCTGAGTTCAATTTCATGTACTTGTTTCTGTGCAAGTTCTCTGCCGATACGCTCATGCGGTCTTACTATTAAGTTATATCCGTCATAAGATACTATGTTCGCTGATGTAATCATACTAAGTCCTCGTGTTGGTGCATATAAACGAAGAAACTGTTATTACCCATATTTTGATACAACCATTCATCGCACTTTTCTTTGCTCAAATGTGTACGAAGAACTCTATCTTCGTACACATATTGACCTTTCAATCGTTTATCTTTTATTCGATTAAGTAATTCTGTTTTTGAGTAGTTAGCTTCTACAAGATACAAATCGTAGTTCTTAGCTGTTATATGAGCGATTTCCGATGTATCAGTTGCGTATATAACTTTATATATCCCCTGTTGAGTGTTGAAGTGTAACTTCCAGCCGATATTAGGAACATCATGCCGAAGTGGCACTGCTGAAAAAGTAATATTGCTGATTGAGTACCATTTATCCTGAGCGACTATGAAAGAATTGTATTGAAAGGAGGTATCACCTAATAAAAAAAGCTTTTTGCAAAGATAATTGGGGTAAATTATCCGAATACAAGGGTGTTCGGACAGCAGTCGCTTTAGAGTAGCAACATTACAATGGTCTCCGTGTTGATGAGTTAAAAAAACATATTTAACTCGGTCAACCACTTCACACTCAACAAGTTTGCTGAACGGCACTCCGCAGTCAATCAAGACCTGACCGTCAAGAAAGACTGCGTTGCCCTTAGAGCCTGTGCTTATTATCTCTAAATCAATCATTTCATTCTGCAAGATCATCAATAGAGAACTGTTCTTCATCCGGTTCAGATGAAGATGAATTGTAAATTTCAGGTGTTTCAGCAGGAACTTCTGCATCAATCATAGTATCGGTGTCATAATCGGGAGTTCCGTCAGCATTGATAATATGATTATCAGCTTCATATGCTGTCTGCATTTCAACACTCATAATACCCCATTTGCTTATAAGCTGTCTGAGCATTGTCTTTTTTGCCATAGCATCAAAATCCTTTGCCCAAAAAGTGTAACTTGTACCCTTATTGACATCGCTTGCATATCCGGCTGAATACTTTAATGCGTGCTGTTTCATCTTATTCTTACTCCAGTAAAGAGCCTTTTCAAAGCCATTTACATAGCGAAAATAAGCGTAGTATCCGATAGTTTCGGCAGATTCACGCTCTGTTTCATCTTCAATCATTTTAATTGCTATTTCCTCGGTGAGTGGGTCCCAGTTAAGTAGTTCGCCCTCTTTTACTTCTACAACATTAAGTCTTTTATACTGACCACTACGAATAGCGAGCTGTATGTATCCACGATAGCCAAGAACAAATGTAGCTGTTGTACGCTTATTCTTTCTGTCCTTAAACGGGACCATATAATACTGACCGAGCTGTGGTGACGGAGGAAGTCCGAGAGAGTGACCGCAAAGAGCCGCCGAAAGAATTGTAGCTGCATCGCATTCTTCGAGTGCAGGATTTGTACTCACCACAGATGTGATAGCCGCCGTAAATTTCTGAATTTCCTTCGGGTCTTTCATTGAGTTTGAAAGACTTTTCTGAAAAGCCTGTGTCTGGAGCATTGACGAAAACTTCGGCTTTCTCTGCTGAATCTGATTGTTTTGATTATTATAATTACTCATAGCGTAATCCCCTTTCGTTGATTAACTGCTTAACAGTGAGTGCAAAATCTTTAAGCTGTGATTTTGTACCGTAAACCTTGAATGACAATGACAGAACTTTTTCATCTTGCTGTGGCTGTTCTGATATTTCTTCAACCGGAGGAGCAACTTCTTCAGGCACATTTGCAACAAACGGTTCATATTCGTCAAGAGTGTTGCTCACAGCCTGCTCGGCTTTTTCACGCTCTGCTCTTTCGGCTTCTGCCCTTGCTTTTTCTTCTTCAATAGCCTTGTACCTCTCGGTTACGGAAGTTATTGCAACCGATACATTCAAAGACCGCTTATACTCGTACAGGATTTCGTCCTTGTGCTCCTGCGTTGCGATAAGCTTTAAGTCATCCATAATCTTGTCAAGGTTAGATTTTATAGTTTCTTTAAGCTTTTTGAGAGATACGCTCATAGTAATGTTTAAACTAACTTGCTCATATGCCACAAAATCAATACCGAGTGATTTTGAATACTCATCAAAATAGCTTTTTGATTTTTCGTACTTTTCCTGTTTAAGACCCTGCTCAATGGCGTCAACCTTACCTTTAAGGGCGGAATCAGCTTTCTTATAAGGCAATAACACGCAATCTTTGTAAACTGTTTCAAAAGCCTCATAAGGTGTTATTATTTCCGATTTAACCGCTTTTCGGCGAGTTTCAAATTTCGCAAATTCCTTATTGAGCGATGAACGCAACTTCTTGATTTCCTTGTAGTTTTCGTCTGTACATATCATTTCGCAGGCAGTGTTTACCTTTTTCTCAATTTCAGATTTAACCAGCTTGAGATTCTCGATGATGACAGGAATCTGAGCTACCTGAATTAAATCGGTTGAATCAGGTTCTGCATCATTAACTGTTGACAGATTTTTTACTTCTTCCATATCAGCAGTTTCAAGCAAATTAACGGGTTCTGTAATTTTGGCCATTTTATGTTACCTCCTTAATCTATTGACCATTCTTCCTCGGTAATGCCGTGAAAAAGTTCGGCACATTCACGAGAACAGAAAATATCATCATTTGTATCTCTGAAATATGTATAATCATATCTGAGTTCTGCGTTGCACGCTCTGCAATGCCCCATTACCGGTACTTGCGGTGCGTTTGGGCACATCGGATTACACGGAGTGCTTCTGCATACTTCGCACATTTTAATATCTCCTAACTATTGATTTTTCGATTCAATATGATATAATGAGCTTGTTTAAATTTCTTTTTGTTTAATCCCGTGTTGCTGTTCCTAAGCAATGCGGGATTTCTCTTTGCCTGCAAGTTGCATTTCAAACAACGCCTTTGATACTCTTTCAGCTCTGAGTTCTTCCCTGATAAGCTGTTCAAGGTAATAATCCTCAAGGCGTTCACCGTTTGCATCACCAAATCGGCTGATAATAACCGCCAACTTGTTCTTAGCGTGTGCCTTAGCAATTTCAAACTCAGATTCAGTGCATATGTATCCGTTTGAGGATATAAAATCAGTGTAATTCAAAATATTTTCCCACCTTTATATTTGATAAACATTTTGCTAAGGTCCGCAAAATGTTCTTTTCATCAAACAACCTTGTAGTCGTTGGCATTTTCAACCCCCACACATTCAAAAACATATGTTTCGGCCTTTGCTGATTCATACATTGAAAGTTTTTCACAGAGTTTAGTGTTCTCATTTTTATAACCTCTTAATGCATATTGAGCGTTTGTGCTATTTTCTTCGGCTTGGGATTTATCAATGCGAGCTTTTTTTAACTCATTTTTGAGATTTTTGTTTTCTTCTCTTAACTCCTTAACATCTTTGAGCAGTTTTCTGCGTGTCGGGTAGTTTTTTAAATGCCACATTTGTTATACTCCTTTCTTTTGGCGGTTATTTGCAATAATATCCATTTCTGTGCTCCTCTATATACTGCTCAATTTCGTTTTTCTTAAAGCGCCAGAGCTTTTCAATCTTAAAAGCAGGGATTTTGTTATCTTTTGCAAGTTTTGCAACATGGTCGGGATTCATAGCGAGCAATCGTGCCACATACGGCACATCTACTACACACGGTATATCATCCCAATTGATGATAGGTCTTTCTCTCGGCATATGTACACCTCCTATTTTTCGTTGGTAATTTTGTCTGAAACGATTTCGACTGTGTCAATAAGTTTAAGTTTTGCCATTTTCTCACCTGCTTTTCGATATTTTATTGCTTTACACGACCTTAAATGTTATGATTAACTATGAAAGGAGGCATAAATATGAATGATATTTTATCGTGGTTGACTTTAATAATATCCGCAGTTTCAACCTTATGCACTTTGGTTCTGTCTTGGATATTATTTAAAAAGGAACAGAACAAAACCTATCTGAAAGAACGATATGAATTAGTGATTTTCCCCATATTCAACCTGCTTGAAGAACATTTGTACAAAAAGGAAATTACTTCTGAAATTAAACAAGCCGTTGAAAAATGCGAAGATATTATTGCCGATAATAAACTTATCGCAGGCGGAAAACTCAGCTATGTATTTTCTCTTCCATTAGATAAAATTAACTTTCAAAGCATTTCAAAATTAGTCGACAAAGAATATGATGATTGTTGTTGTGCTTTAGGAATTCCTTTAAGACCGTTAGATAAAAAGATGTATACATACAAAACACGAAACATAAAAGTTTTAATATTAGGAATCACTAAATATTCAATGCCGTTGATTGCGGTTTTCCTATTATCAGTAATTCTAATTGTACTTTTTGAATACTTCTTTCTTAACGGATAACTCCTGCTTTGATAAGCATTGCTATAATCAGCAGAAGTAAGCTAATTGCGTTGAGAATAAACACTACAAACATTAAAAACTTGTTCAATTTTCATTCTCCTTTGCCCACTTAATCAGATCCATAATTTGAGCGTCGTGCTTATCAAGGTAGCTGTCTATTGTTTTATACAAATGGGCGGCTACTATTTTTATTGCTAATACTGCTGAAACAAAAGCTGTGCAAAGCATTAGCAGTCCTAAAATTATTATTACTTCCGTCTTTTCTTCACCTCCTTACGCTGTTTTCTGTGAATAAAGCAATGTGTTATTGTTTTAAACGACCTTGTATGGTAATATTAAACAAAGGAGTGGTACATATGCTTGATAAGAAATGCAGAAAGATTGTAAAATGCTGTTTAAAATATTATCCTGACGAAAGAATTATTCAAACAACAGATTTACAAAAACACCTAAATTTCAGCAAGATTGAAATACACTATTGCTGTCAGAGATTGAATGAATTAGGTTTCTTTGATTCATTTCAAACTTCAATAGAAGACACGGTTCATTTTGTTCCGAGTTATAAATTGTTTAATTATAAAGAACACGAAAGAACGAAGATTAAAGAGTTTTTGATAAACTCTGTAGCAATACCCGTCATCGTGTCAACACTATCAAGCATACTAATAACGCTGATAACACTGATGATATCAGGGATACTGCAATAGATGTAAAAATCGGGTGCTTCATTAACCATTCAAGAATAAACACCTTATCTCACCCCCTTAGTTTTGGTTGGGTTGCAAATATCTTTTGCGAATGTTATAATCGAGCAAAGGAGCTGATTATATGTGGGTAATAATTAGTGGTATTTTAGGCATTGCAGGCTTTTTAATAT